CGAAGTCCCACCATGCTCGGTCTATCACAACCGATTCGGGGTCGAATTTCCAAGACCGTGTAGGGTGTCTTCTCTCAAAGGAATACAAAGAAGTGTATATAGAAGACTTGCCGTTCAAATTACTAATGTATGTATCGAAGTCGCTACGGGAATCACAGGGCTTACGGCGTAACCCAATCTCTCGCGGAAAATTAAGAAGCATAGTATTACCTCGCTACTTCCTGTTGGTGTCCGCAGGCACAACCGCCTATTGTTACTATCTCCGGCGCGTGTCCTTCTTGACCTGTTACTCTAACAACATCTTCAAAGCCTTCCCATTCGTCATCCTTACCACAGGCGCTACACACGACATTGATAAATTCTCTTGAAGCGCCTACTCTACTCATATCCATTCCTCTATACTACCCGTTAATTCCGACTCGCAATTCAAATGAAAATCGCACCAAACCGGACAGAAATACTCGTTCCAATTCATGTGAAAATCTTGGAGTTTAAGTGAGTCAATAGTGTCGTATAAACCTTGTTCAAAGGCATTAATAGAGCGGGTGGTAACAGGCTCTAACAAAGCGTATCCACCGTTCTCGCCGAGCCACATTGTCTTGCCTCTCTTTTTATACTCGTTAAGTAACTTGTCTCCTTCTACTACTTCGTAGTCGGGAGTCAGATACAAAAAGTGTGTTACTTCATCGTATCCCATCTTCTTTAGCATACGAGTATAGAATACCATTTCCTTTCTCGTTCTGCCTAACTTACCCATATTCATTTTACCTGTCTTCAATTCTACTACAATCAACCCACCTTGAGGGTGTCTGAGAACACCATCTATCATGCCTACCCATATTATGGGAGTCATACCGCTTTGTGTAGTGAATTCTTCATAGACTTGGTGCTTGACTTCCGCCTCTACAACATCAAAAGAACCTAAGTCGCTCGCAATAGAATGAATAAGAGAGGCAAGGTTCTTTGCTCCCCTGTCTTCTTCCATGCCTTCGGCAATCAAGTATCTTTCCATGTCTTCGGGTTCGCCAAGAATACCATGCTCCATAGCACTATGCACTATCGTTCCCCTAATCGCCGCCTCGCTTGGGGGCGGTGAAGGAACATCTGCGACATAGCGCCAATAGAATTGTCTTGGGCACATAGAGTAAGTCATGTAAGACGACTTACTTACCCGTAGAATCTCTCCGTCCGGCTTATAGGAAGAAGCGTCTATCTGCTCTTGTGTAGCACGC